CATCGACCGAGATTATCAAATTGTTTGCATCCGCGAGATACAGAAGTCCCTGAAGTATTCGGCGAAAAAATTATTCGAATCTAAAATCGTTAAAATGGGCGTCGCCCACTTATTCGAGATTACTCAAACGGAGATACGCAGGCGAGGGGGTGAAGGTCTCGTGATCTTCGTCGGGATGCAGGACCACACGGCCGACTCGATTAAATCGCTCGAAGCGTTCGACCTGGCACTATGCGAGGAGGCCCAAAGCCTATCAAAGCGAAGCCTCGAGCTATTGATCCCGACGATCCGGAAGGATACGAGCGAACTATGGTTTATTTGGAACCCGGACCAACCGGACGACGCGGTCGAGCTATTGTTCAAAGGCGAACTACGCGTCGCCGACATCGAGGGACGAAGCCTAACCGGTGACGATTGCGAGATGATCCACGTTAACTATTTGGAGAATCCATGGTGTCCGGAAGTAATGAAAAAAGAGGCCGCGAAGATGTTAAAACGCGACCCGGAAGCGCATGCCCACGTTTGGCTCGGCGGCTACAATACAAAATCAAAGGCGCAAATCTTCGCCGGGCGTTGGCGCGTCGACGAGTTCGAACCGGTCCACGCCTGGGGAGCGCCGCTTTACGGGATGGACTTCGGATTCTCAAACGATCCGACCTGTTTCGTTAGGTGTTGGATACACAATAACGTGTTGTACATTGACCAGGACGCCGGACGAACGGGTCTCGAGTTGGACAATACCGCGAAGTATTTCGCAGACGCCGACCCGCGCGTCGTTAAAAACGCAATGAGAGCGGACAGCTCCGCCCCTCAATCGATCAGCTACCTACGCCGCCACGGGTTACCCCGGATCGAAGGCGTTAAAAAATGGCCGGGGAGCGTCGAGGAGGGGGTCGAGTTTATCAAGACCTTCGACGAGATTGTGATCCATACCAGGTGTAAAGCGATGCAGGACGAGGCGAGACTCTACTCGTATAAGATCGACAAACGGACCGGAGACGTGCAACCGGAGATCGTCGACGATTTCAATCATCGTTGGGATGCGGTACGATATGCCCTACAACCGATAATCAAACAAAAGTCAATCATTTTCGAATCACTATAAAACAGGGACGCGAACCATGTGGCCATTTAGCAAAAAACTAATACCCGTCCCGACGACATCCGTCGAGATGCAACTCAAAAGCATAACCGGACCCCAGGCGGCGCCGTCGTGGCGCGTTGGCCGGGCAACCGGGCGAACCGATTGGAATGTCGAGAACGCGATCGACGAAGGGTACAACGCGTCGGCCGTGGTCTATGCCTGCGTTGAAAAGCGCGCGCAGCTCGTCGCCTCGGTCCCGTGGAAAGCGGTCGAGGTTATGGCCGACGGTACTAAAGAGAACCGACCCGCAAGCCCGTTGCAACAACTAATCGATAACCCGAACCCGGACCAGTCATTTTACGAGATCATGTACAACGCTCAGCAGTCGCTAGACCTCGACGGCCAAGCGTTTATATCCGAGCTACGCGCAGGCGTCCGGAATCAACCGGTCGAATTGTGGTACTTGCCCCCGCACCAAATGAAAATCTCCCCAGGTAGTACCCGGATGATCGATTTCTACACGTACCAGAAAAAACGCGTCGAGACCGACGATATGATCCATCTCAAAAAACCGAATCCGAAAAGCCCTTACTTCGGTATGCCCGTCCTAATGGCCGCGGGTAAGCCTGCGGACATCGACCGCGAGTCGGGTATTTGGCAAAAAGTAAGCCTCGAGAATCGCGGGTCCGCCGACATCAACATCAAACTACCCGAAGGCGCTACCCCGGAACAGGCCGAGGCGATCAAGGCACAATACAAAGAGCAGCAACTCGGCGCGAAGAACGCCCGCCGTGCGTTGGTATCGAACGCAGACATTCAACAGCTAGGGCAAACCGCGCTCGAGATGGACTTCGTCGCAAGTCGCCGCGCGGTATGGACCGAGATCGCCGCCGCCTTCGGGATGTCGTTATCAAATTTAGGTATGACCGAGGACGTTAACCTCGCGAACGCCGCCGCGATGAATAGGCAGCTATGGCTCGACACGATCATCCCCCAACTCGAATTAATCCGTCGACAGCTCGACCGGATGTTGTCGAAGGAATACGGACCGAACTACCGGCTAGTGCCGGACCTGGCCAACGTCGAAGCGTTGCAAGAAAACAGGACCGAACTACTCGACGCCGCGTCGAAGTTATTTAACATGGGCGTACCGTTCGACACAATAAACCAAAAGCTCGAGTTAGGGTTCGACGAGTTCGAAGGGTCCGAGATCGGTTACGTCCCGACCGGGTTAATACCGTCGAGCTTCAACACCGAAGGCGACCAGGACGACGAAACCGACGACGACGCAAACGGCAAAGGGTCGAAGGCGTATGGCTAGGACGTTAACGGGTAACAGTCCACGACGCGAGCAACGGGTCCAGGAGATTATGCTCGACCGTTTGGTTCTCCGGTATCGCGGGCGCATTATGTCCGAGATCCGTCGAACCATGAGACGGGCGGCGTCGAACATATCCGCCGGTCGAGCGATGGCCGTCGAGTCGGTTATGGGCGAACACCGCGAACGGATGTCGCAGATATTAACCCGGCTATGGACGGACAGCGGTCACACCATGGCCGAACATATCGACCCTAGCCAAAAGGCCAACGGACCCCACGAGACCAAACAAACGATCGAGGAAGCGGAGGACTTTACAATCACACCGACCGCGATCGCCGACCGTATCATGTCCGATTGGATGAGGTCCGAAGGTGGTCTCAAAATTACCCGGATAACCGCGACGACCAGGGCAAACATTCAAAGCGTTATCGCCTCCGGCCTTCGGGACGGGTTAAGCGAAAAGGACATCGCGGCCAACATCCGCGCGATCGCGCCAGGTATCGCAGGATCGAGGGCCGATACCATATCGCGCACCGAGACCCACGCCGCCGCGAACATATCCGCGGACGCAACGGCGAAGGCGACCGGCGTCCCGTTCAAAAGACAATGGGCAGCCTCGAAAGGGGACCGAACACGGGACGCACATCGACGCGCCGACGGTCAAAAGGTAGGCATGAACGAGCCTTTTAACGTCGACCATGAGGACTTGAGATACCCAGGAGACCCCCGCGGCCGACCGGGTAATGTGATTAATTGTCGTTGCGCCGTGTTATATGTGGTTGACTAATCACGTAACACCGTGTAAACAGATCAAAATTGTGATAAATTAAAACGAAACCGCGCGGAGCTGCGAAACATGTTACTAAAGAGCCTAGATTTTAAAGCCGACACCGTCGATATGGATAAGCGGACGTTTACCGGATACGCGTCGACGTGGGACGTGGACCAAGGCGGCGATCTTATCGTCAAAGGCGCATTTACTAAAACGCTAAAAGAAGCCGGGAACCGTGTTAAAGTTTTATGGCAACACCACGAACCGATCGGTCGACCGGTCGAAATGGCCGAAGATAACAAAGGGCTATTGGTTACCGCGAAAGTGAGCAATACCCGCTTAGGGGACGAGGCGCTCGAATTGATGCGCGACGAAGTGATCGACCGGATGTCGATCGGCTATATGATCCCCGAAGGTAAAAGCGATTACAACGCCGACGGCGTTCGAGTAATCCGCGAATTAATGTTAAAAGAATTTTCTCTCGTTACCTTCCCAATGAACGAAGCCGCCGTGATTACCGGGGTAAAATCGGTACGCGAAGCGATGTCGCATAAACGCGACCTAAATAAAACAGATTTAAAAGAACTCGCCGACATGGTCGACGAGTTAAACGCACTGATTAAGGGGGAGCCGCGTTCGCGCACTTCGTCAAAAGATCAGCCGCAAGACATAGCCGAACTTAAAGCGGCGATCGAATGTTGGGGCGTTTAGCCCGTTAACCTAAAACTTAAAAGCGAGAGATTAAAATGGATATTAAAGATTTATCAGCGTCGTTCCAAAAGAACGCAACCGAAATTAAAAACGCGCAAGCTAAAATGGCCGACGAAGTAAAGGCCAACGGCGAAGCGCAAACCGAAACCAAGGCCGCATTAGCGACCGCGATCGAAGCGCAAACAGAACTAAAAGCGCTATTCGAAAAAATGGACGCGAAATTAATCGACCTTGAAAAAGAAAACAAACGTTTAGCGGACGAAGCTCCGATCGAACGCAAGTCGCTCGGTCAATTGTTCGTTAAATCTTCAATCGCCGAAGCGATGTCGACATCCGGCGCGCATAGCTGCGCACCGGTATCGATCGAACGCAAAGACATCTCGAGCCTGTCCAGTAGTGCAGGCGCGTTAATCCGCAACGATCGCGACCCTGAAGTATATCGCAACCCTAACCGCCCGACCCGTATCCGTGATTTGATCCCAGCGATCCCGACCACGAGCGGCGCGGTGGAAGTTATGAGACAGACGGCGTTTGATAACCAAGCAGGCCCACAAGGTACGGTCGCGGGTCAAGGCGGCGGGGAGTTTGTCGCGAAGAACAAATCGAATCTAACATGGGCACTTGAAACTTACACGGTTTCAACGATTGCCCATTGGATCCCAGCTTCGCGCCAGGCGTTGAGCGACGCCCCAATGTTGCAAGGTTTGATCGATCAGGATTTGAGCTACGGCTTAGACCTTGAAGGCGACGCACAGTTGTTATTCGGTTCGGGTACTGGCCAAAATATCGAAGGTATTATGGTCGACGCAGACGTCCCGACCGTTGGCGAGATTGCCTCGGGTACTTCGGCGGCGGACCTACCGGCGGCGATGATCAACCACATCCGTTCGGCGATCACTAAGTGTCAAACGAATGAATACTACAACATGACCGGCGTGATTCTTAACCCGGCGGATTGGGAAACATTAGAGACGGCCAAGGCAACCGACGGGCACTACCTTATGATCCAATTCCCAAGCGAAGGCGCGAAGGATGTCATGTGGAGAGTCCCGGTGATCGTTACCAACGCAATGACCGCGGATAATTTCATTATCGGCGACTTCACAATGGGCGCGAAGTTATACGAACGTGAGGACGTGTCGATCCGTGTTTCCGAATCTCACGCTTCGTTATTCATCGCGAACGCGGTCGCAGTATTGGCCGAAGAACGGTACACAATGGCCGTTACTCGCCCGTTAGCGTTCACAAAAGGATTGTTTACAGTAGCCGCATAAACCCGGCAACCGGTAAACATTAAACCGGACGCGGTTCGCCGCGCTCCGGCCTTTTAACATCCTAATCAAAAGGGACGATCGACATGTCTAAAATATTAATTTTGGTAACTTCAACCCTTGGCGAAGCCGGGACCGTCGTCGAATCTTCGTCGCTCGGATCGAAGTCACATTTAAAACAAATCCTAGCCAAGAAGCTCGCGAAGGTAGTCACCGACGACGAGATCGAAGCGATCGCGAAAGCAAAAGCCGACGCACAAGAAAAAGCAGAGGCAAAAGCCGAAGCGAAAGCAGAAGCGAAGCTAAAAGCAGAAGCCGACGCAAAAGCATACGTCGAAGCGCAGGCGCAAGCAAAAGCCGAAGCGAAAGCAGAAGCGAAGCTAAAAGCAGAAGCCGACGCAAAAGCAAAAGCCGACGCTAAAAACGCGAAACGTCGCGAAGCTGCGAAGGTAAAAGCCGACGCTAAAAAGGCAAAAGCAGAAGCCGACGACTTCGGCCTGGACGGTGATTAATGTATTTCCACACCTCCGCCTCGACCGACGTCGAGGCCGTTATCACGAACGCCGAACTCGCCGAGAACACCGGGGCGGATGTTAGCGACCCATTGTTGCCAGGCTTAGCCATAGCAGCAACCGCGGCCGCGATCGAATTTTTACAATTCGAACTTATTACCCGCGAACGGGTAACGACTTACGAGACATGGCCGACCGCAGGCACGAACACCGCGCCGGACTTGTCAGGTAATAACTTATACTTAAAACACCTCGTCGAAGTACCTTATGCCAAACTGACCGACCCGGTCATGTTAACGGTCGAGGTCGTGGGCGAAGTAACAACCGATTACCGGATAATCGATAGACTATGGGCGTCCGTATACTTCAACGCTCCGACGGTATCCGGGGACCTTAACACCGCCCCCGCTATTAAAATGACCTACAACGCGGGATATGGAACGATCGACGACGTCCCCCAGGTGATTAAAACCGCGGTGACTATGATCGCGACTTATCTATTCGACCACCGCGGCGGATGTTCCGCGACCGACGCGATCAACCAGTCGGGCGCGAATACATTGTTAACACCGTATAGAGCCAAGGCGATTATTATATGACCGACCTCGGACAGGTCCCAATACTAGGAACGACCCGCGAACCGTTAACCGCTCGGAATAAGACCGAGCAAGGGTCGACCGCCTTCGCCGAAGGGCGATCGTTTAGAGCGTATTTCTCCGGGGAACTGGCCGACGGTGAGGTCCGGACGTTCGAGATCGAAACTCCGATCGACATCGACGTGACGTCGATCGCGTTAAACGTGGACGCGGGCGAGGTGGAATATCAAAACCAGGTAATACCGACCACCGTCGGAGGGTTCGTCGACCTACTGCCTTTTTTCAGGTTGAACAGCCGAACGGACGTAACAGAGCCGGCGTATACTGCGCGGACTATTATCAGGACGGGCGGTACTATATCCGGAGGCGTTGAGATAGACCGGGCCGTCGTTCGGACCGGGACCAATAACCAGCGCGCGAGCATCATCGAGGAGGCGCAAAGCCGCCGAGGAGCGTCGCCGGGGACATATTAC